CAAAGAGGGAATTGTCCTTATTGAGGAAGCTGAACTGGGTGCCGTTACCGAAGGCCTGGTACCATGCGGCCGTGGCTGAGAACTCGGTACTGGACCAATAGGCGTTCGCCGAGAACGCTTCGGTTCCGCCCGACCGAAAGGCCGTCGCGGACGTTTGTGCGGGAGCGCCGGAGGTGTAATTGGTGTTAATGGGTTGTGGTGACACCGCATTGGCATTGCTGCCGGAGCCAGTATCATTGGCATCCGTGGTCGGCTTCAGAAAGTAATACAACACTTCCAGTTCATTTTTGGCCGGCATATACCAGTCAGAAAACCCGCCAATCGTCAGGCCTTCACAGAATTGGGCCGCCGGATGGCTGGCATTATTCATCGCAGCGCTGTTGGCAGGGCCGTCGATTAGGCTGCTAGTACCGGCTGTACTGGTGTTGGTGGTCTTCCATTGTCGGCTTGAGTTTTCACCCGTTGCTTTTGGGGCGACAATCAGAGCGTGTGTAGCTACTCCGTTCCCTGTCGTGCTAATGAACCCGCCGAAAAACCCACCCGCTAGCGCTGTACCGGGAGTAATGGTGAATCCACTGGCTAAAGCAATCCCATTAGTGATGGTCTGGGATGATCCGTTACCGGTATATAACCATGTGCTGAACACGTCCTCAACGTAGTTAGGTGTACCCCCCGTTGCATCCGTAGTCCCCATTAAGGCGCGTTCAATCGTCATACTGATTCCTAGCTATTTTGACCGGCAACAAATGCGAACCATGTCGTTACAGCATCCCATGTGGTCAGGATGAAAGTATCGACTTTAGCGTTGGTACTGGTGATTGTCGGTGCTGTACCTGCGGGCCATTTCACAGCGGCACCCCATGCCACGGTTCTTGCTGTACCATCTGCTGTCAGACTGAGTGTCAGGGCGTAGGCTGTTCCGCTTGCAGGTACATTGGTGAACGACAGCGTAGTGATGCTGGCATTCAGAGCAACAGAAAACACGTTACCCACGTTACAGTCCAGCGTCAGCGTACCGGCTGAAATGGTCGGCGCTGTGCTGGTTTCATCGAGTCCGGTAATGATCTTGTTGGTGAGCGTCTGAGCGTCTGTTGTGCCGACAATAGCCCCAGAAGGTGCTGTAAGCGAAGTCCCAAACGCAGTACCGGTAGAGGTAACTATGCCGGATGCTGGATACGTAATTGATCCTGATGGACCTGTAGCGCCTGTTACACCTACTGGACCTGTTTGACCAATGGGGCCAGTAACCCCGATAGGGCCGGTTGCACCAATGGGGCCAGTAGCACCGCTGACACCGATAGGGCCAGTTTCACCGATAACCCCGGTTGCTCCTGTTACTCCTGCTGAACCTGCTGGGCCTGTTGCTCCTGCTGGACCCGTAGCTCCGGCTGGGCCAGTAGCGCCTTGATCACCAATCGGGCCTTGTGGACCTGCTGGACCGGTTGCACCAGTAACGCCGAGACTGCCTGTGACACCTGTGGCTCCTGATGGCCCAATAGCGCCCGTAGCACCTGTAGCACCACCTGGTGTCCCTTGTGGTCCAGTTGCACCGGTTGCTCCATCAATACCGATCGTACCTGCTGGACCTGTAGCACCAGAGGCACCAAGAGGACCGGTTGCACCAGTTGCACCAGTTGCGCCACCTGGATCACCCTGAGGGCCAGTAGCACCTGTAGAGCCAATGGGACCTGTAGCACCGTTTGTGCCGTTAGCACCAGCCGGCCCCGTTGCACCAGAAGCACCCGCTGGCCCTGTAGGGCCTACCGGACCTGTTGCACCACTGTCAGAATCGTAATCAAAATTCCCTGTAAAGGGATTAAATACGTATGGCATATTAGCTAGTCCTTGATACGTTTACCATATTGCCAGAACTGTACGTAAACTCAAGCACCGCTACCGTTACGCCACCCTTGCTAAAGGTAACAACGTTAGGTGCGTTAAAGTTTGGATCAGCCTGTACGTCATCGTAAGGAGGAATACCAAAGTTCTGAACAATGGATTTATCACCGGGAATCGGTCTATTTGGGGTATCTAGCCAGCTTGCCATATCAGCACCTATGTTAAGAATTTCAATTTGTATAGCGTGGACTGATATAGCGCCACGATTTCATCAATGATGTTTTGAATGGACGATTCATCACTGAGTTTTTCACGGTTTTTCTTGATCCATTCAAGATGTGACCTTAAAATAGAGTCGACAGTGCCGCTTGCTGTGTTTTTTACGTAAGGAATGCTAATTAACTTACCTTCACAACCTTGATAGGCTTCAGCTATCTTATCGGCAAACTCTATGATTTCTGGATAAAACTCTCCTAGCGCCATGTGTTGAGCGTAGGATTTAGTTTTTAGATGTTCACGATGAGCAATATCTCTTGCTATGAACAATAGAGCGATAAACTCACCCATGTAGCACCCATCCACGTGATAGCATTCTATCTCGCTCTGTAACGCTGTGTACACGCATTACTCGACTCGCTGGACGTGAGCTAGGGTCTAATAGCAAAAATGCCTCAGAAGGGCTTTTAGGAGCTTCTAACGGCATTTCTGATGTAAATTCGTGAGCTTGTGGCTCCATTTCTTCGGGTCTAATTTTACGTGGTCTGCCCATAACATTCTCTTATAGAAATGGGGGGCTTGTGGCCCCCCATTACGTGCTTATCAGCTAGAGAGCGGAATAGCGCCAGCGTTCATGCCATCAGTAATACCGAAATCGGTAACACTGGATGCGACGGGGAACGGACGTGTTACTCGCACTAGATAAGTGCTGTTAGTAGGAGTCAGTGCACCACCGGAAGGGTTGTGAATAACAATCCTTACAGTATTAGCAGCTGATACATAGGCTGCAACCGCATACGCGGCCACACCTGTGTCTCCACTAACGCTTACATGATCACCAGCCGCTACCCCATTCACCGTAGAGGGAAATGCAGTAGCAGCACCCGCTGAAATGGACGCGGCGGTGATCGTTGCGGTTACGACAGCTTCGCCACGTGTAAGTGACTCAGCTACGATATTTGGACCGGGATTAGACATGATTTTCTCCTATTAACCCGTGATGCGGCAAGCCAGTTCAGGATAGATGGTTGACCATCCATACAGAACATCCAAACGGCAAGGCAGCTGATCGCTGTTAATATCGTACTGACGAACCAGACGAATTGACATGCCATCAGCAGATGCGCGGCCAGCCATATCTACACCCTGCGGCAAGATGAGGTCAGCAGTACCCAGAGCAAAAGCATCTTTGTGGAATGCAATAGCGTTCGGGTAGCTTGCACCATCAGAGCCAGAGATAACGCTAGCATTCGCTGCCGGGATAGCGCCACTGGTGCTGGTTACGTTCTGGAACTGGCCAGAGAATACCGGGGTCGGGAAGATGCTGATATTCTGAGCAGAGCCAGTACCGGTAACAGGGCTAGTGAGAACAAAGTTAGCCAGAGAGCCAGTAGACTGACGATTCTGCGGATTCACTGCAAATACACCGGGAATGGTAAATACAGTGCCAGCAGTCAGGGTCCTACCGTTAGTGATGGTAGCAGACAGAGTGAACGCGGTTTGTGCGTTGTTCTGTACAGTGCCACCAGCCTGTGACGCAACAGCCATCGTGCTAGTACCAACCACGAAGGAACCAGAGGTGAAGTTACCTACGTTCTGATCCATTGCGAAGTTAAAGCCCAATGTGTTGTCACCGAGAGCACCTTTCTTGAAGATTTCAGAGATAATGCCTTGCGGATTGAACAGATTGGTCAAACCAGAAACGATACCCACTTCAACAGTCGGATCGACAACAATGTGACGCTGATCATCGACAGGTGCAGCCATCTGGTTCAGACGTGCACGAGCAGCCAAAATAGCAGCAGTTGCTTCAGCCTGAGTAGTAGCACCGTCAGTCAGCTGACCAGGAGTACCGACCATATTGAAGACGTTTGCGTACTGCTGAAGACCGTCATAGTCAATCTTATTGGCAATAGCCGCAACAGCTGGCTTAATGAAACGATCCGAAAAGTCGGAAATGTTCATCGTCAAATCTTGAGTAGTGAAAGCCATGTCCACACCAAACTGGGTTTCCAGTGTCAGCGGTACATAGGTTTCGACGGAAGATTCGATTTGCAGTGCGGGGCCGGTACGACCAACATAGCGCGGTGGTTTGCGCAAGTTGATCGTAGTACCGATTTTAGCGCCGTCGATGACAAACTTGTTGTCATACTGGCGGGAAACAGCACGTGTGAATACCAGCTGTTTCTGCAAAATACGCAGAGCTTCATTGGTAATCATGCTAATAGTAAGCAGATTATTTT